CAACGTCTCCAGTAAAATCACAGAACTCTACCCTTTCGACGAATATTTTTGTTCGTCGTCAGGACAAGTTTGTGACACTTATCAACTCTTTAGTAGAGTTGGCAAGTCGGATCTTCCTGCCAAGGTAATCTTGGTCCCGAAAGATTCACGCGGACCTCGACTTATCTCATGTGAACCCGTTGATAAACAATGGATTCAAGGAGGTATTCGTCGAAGTTTAGTTCCACATGTGGAGAGACACCCCTTAACGAGGGGTCGTGTTAACTTCACAGACCAAAACGTCAACAGAAACTGCGCCCTAATGGGCAGCAAAACTCAGACGTTAGCGACCTTAGACCTGAAAGAGGCCTCTGATCGTATTCATTATGGTCTTGTTCGCCTACTGTACCCAGATGAGGCTTTGCCTTATCTTGAGTGCTGTAGAAGTTCGGCTACAGAGCTTCCGTCAGGAGAAGTTTTTCAGCTCAGAAAGTTCGCGCCAATGGGAAGCAGTTTATGCTTTCCAATATTGGCTCTTACGATCTGGGCTCTTCTCTCAGCGGGAGCTCCGGACGCAGATACTAATAACAGTATCTTTGTATACGGAGACGACGTCATAGTTCCGACAGCTTATGCTGCAAGCGCTATGGCCATCCTCGAAGCTTTTGGGTTGAAAATCAACCAAGCTAAGAGTTGTACCAAGGGTCCCTTTCGGGAGTCCTGTGGCATGGATGCCTTACAAGGCATCGATGTTACGCCAGTTCGTTTCAGAACTGTCTGGTCTGAGTCTCCTTCGCCTAACGTCTATGAGAGTTGGATTAGTTATGCCAACTCATTTTATCATAGGGGTTGGATCTCTACGTACAGTAATATCGTACGGGGCTTGACCTCCATTTATGGAGTTATTCCCGATCGGAGTATGAGTAAATCATACCCAAGTCTAGTAGGTCCCCAGTGGCATGCAGGCTCTCTGCGATCACGTCGAAACGTCCATCTTCAAAGGATGGAATATCGCGTTCGTGTAATCGAGTCTGCACGCATTAAAGTCGAATCCACAGGATGGATCTATCTCTTCCGACATCAAGTCGAAAAAGGGATTCATCCCGCGGTAAACATACTTAATGCTACACCTTCAAGTCAACCTCTCCTTTGGGGAGATCCACTTGATGCTCAGTCATATACGATCCAACGTAAGACAAAACTTACGTACAGAT